GCCTTACCTGCATCACGAAGCTGTTTCTGGATAGCGCGGGATGTATTGGGGTCAACCTGTTCCAAGGCTGCCAAGTGCTGTTGTAAGTGTGCCATCAGAACTTGCATTGCGCTCTGATCGACCGCTTGTTGCCGCTGTTGAGCCGCTTGGTTAAACGCGAAGAGAACGGATATATGCGCTTTGTGATCATCGCTAGGCTTGATGGCGACGGGGAATCCAGTTGCAAGCATAGTCGCGATTTCAGTCGCTTGATCTTCAGCTTGATCGCCAGAGGCTGCGTTTGGATCTTGGAAGAGTCTGCGGACCAGCGATGGATCGTCTTGTTCAAGCACTGACTTTACCAATTCGCCTTGATTGATGAAAGGATTATTTTGGAACATCTGCATGCGAGCCACTGACTTCTGCAACGCAAACTGGCGGTTAATAAAGTCAAGTCCACCCTTCGGCTCAATCGAATACTCATCGTGGATACCTTCGGGTGGCATCGAGCCTGTCTCTTCCGCATAGCGGTACATCAAGTCTTTCTTGTTGTACTGCGTGTAAAGCGACCAGCACTGTTTAAAGAGATGGGCTAGACCCATTCGGAACATACGATTGCGCAAATCGCCAGACGCTGCTGCCTGCGACTGCAACGCTTGAATCTCGGTTGCAGTCTTACGATCCGACACTTGGTACTGCGAGCCAGCACCAAAGTCTGGATTGCCCATTCGCTGTTCGGAAAGCAGACGCTCTTCGAGCATCAGTTTCTGGAAGTCGAATGGAGGTTGGCTAAACTGAACAGGTTTCAAGCCTTGTGGCAGGATCTGCCCAGGCTGCATCTTCAAGTTCGATGTGTTTAGCGAGATCGGATTCTGTGCCTCAAAAACTGGGCGGTTGGCAAGCTCCACATAGTCAGAGAGACTATTTTTTAATTTATTGAGGAGGTTCTCATTCGGGAGGAGGATCTCGGCCACACCTCGTGGACTGTACCAACCGCCACCAGTAACTTCATACGGGAAATCTACGAAAGGTGGTTCGCCGTGACGATAGGGCAATGTGAAAGGCTTGCGTACATCTTCAGTTAAAACAAGCGGGCTATAAGTTTCGACCTTCCATCCATCCTCGGACGGGGTGTACATCTCCCAAAGGACAATACGGTCGTTCTCAGCTTCTTGAGTAATTCCCTCACGCCTGTAAATCTCGTCTTGAATCTCACTTCGTAAGCCCACCGATTTGGAGGCTTTACCCGAAATTGTTTTGATAAAGTCCTCATCCTGCTTGTACAAGGGATTTGCCTTATAGGAATCGACACTCGTTGAGATGATGTGAACGATGAAATCTGCATCTTTGAACTCCTTGGTATAGGAAGGAACAATAATATGGAAGGGGTCAATAGCCTCAAAGTCAATGCGCTTCTTGTCCTCGTTCCAGACTACCTTTGACACGCCACGCCCGTAGAGAAGCAAGTTATCAATTACGGAAACAATCTCTTTCTGGAAGTTGGTACGCTCGCGCATCTGGTAATCAAACCAACGCTCGGCTGAGACTGTCAGCGGAGCTAACTGCTGGCGCATCGGTACAAAGCTGGAAAGAATGTCGTTGCCAATCGCGCTGTTGACGAATGAAGGCTTCAGCTTCTCAATGGCTGTGTCAATTAGCTGAACGTGCAGGTCGGCGGCTGTAGGCCAAGGCTTGACCTTGCGGCGCACACCGAAGTAGCGAGCTTGATAGAACAACCGCTGGCGGTTCTCCCAGGTCTCGCGCTGGTTAAGAGCCTCGATGATTCTCGTATAATATTCTGTTCTTGCTGTATCTTTAGCGTTCATTTGTTGCGCTCCACTTTAAGTTCGTATGAAAGATCGTTGACCGCATTCAATGCTTTCCTCGCCCACTCGCGTGTGCCAGGTGTGCCTCTGCGAATCTCGTTATAGTTTTGGTCTTTCATTAACTCTTCAACTATCCCTGTTGTGTGCGTCACTGGTGTCGTTGTTGCGCAACCACCAAGACTCGCCACGCAGATCACGCTCAATAGCTTTGCGATTCTCACGCCATTCGCTCTCAGCGTTCTGAGTGCGTTTCTGTTTCCAACCTGGAATGATGCGGAACACGGCTGCGATGATCTCGAGGATTGCACGCAGCACAAAAGATTATTTAATATTCAGTCCGACTGTTTTGAGGAAGTTTACGATCTTTTCCAAGAACGTATCGTCCGCTGGGGTCGGTGTGAGTTTAACAATGATGCGAGCAGCGAGAACGATGCCACCAACAGCGGCTACGATCTCTTGCCAATTTGAAGTAATCCAATTCCAGATATTCATAGTGTTTATCCTCCTGGGTCAAATCCAGCCATGACGGGATCGTGGGATACCATCATTTCTTGAAGTGACTTCCAAGTTGGACGCTCTATCTGAAATGTCAAGTCAAGACCCATATTTGTGCTACTAAGGCACAAGGCCAGCGCGTCAGCCCTATCTGGTGAGGCTATGCCTCTGGCACGCATTGAGTCCTTAGACTCCACGCCAAGCTTGCCCTTGCTGTTGGTAATTGTACGCCTGCAAGTCAACTGCGCTGTCAAGTCCTCATCCTCTGGCAATATGATCTCGGCATCCTCAATCTTCTTTGCCATCCCATACCACATCTCAGCCGATCGATTGGTATAGGCGTTGTTGTCGTATGCCGTAGCCCCGAAGTTAACCCTATTGACTACCCAGCCAGACTCAGCCAAGGCATCGCACATAACCATCCCCATCCCGCTTGCGTCAGCGTAGATGTTGTTTGCTTCCAGCCCAGCCTTCTTAAACTCGACTATAAACCTGCCTACGGCTGCCATCGTGTCTTTCTCGCGCCAAGCGATCATAGGTAGAATCTTGTTGCCGTCACTTATGCAGATCACGTTCTGATCGCCACCCGCTGCAAAGTCCACGCCTGCTATGCGTACACCTGGCTTGAATCTTGGTGGCGTGTTGTAGCAGTTCTGTAGCTGGGTAAGACTGATAACTAGGCTTTCCAGACCTATGTCAACAAACTCGCCGTAGATCATGGATCGGGTAAGCGGGTGCTTCTCGCCGTACCGCTGGATTACCTCATCAATCTGAGTCTGGGTTATGTGTGGGCAGTCAAACGCTGTGACTGCGTGCTTCGACCACATATTGGCCTCCTTGGTAAACGCTCGATAGAACGCACCGCTAGTCCCGCCTGGGCTGGATGCGATTAGCAGGCGGGTTGGTTGACATCGGCTGATGGCCTCGAACAGCGGGTCGGCTACGGTCTTGGCTTCGTCCACCACCATTAGCAATGGATGGTATTCGTGGTCCTCAGCGTGCCAGCCTTCAGCACGCCCAGGATCAGTCGCTGAGTAGCCTATAATGCGTGATGTGTTGCCGTTGGGGTGGAGGTAGCGGATCTCGCCAGATGTGACCTCCCAAGCACCACCAAGCTTGGCAATGTGATTGCGCAGGCTAGGCCAGAGTTGGCTTTCGACTTGGCGGAAAACGCCTGCCGTGGTTACAGCGATTGAGCGCGGGTAAACGAGCGCGTGCCATATCAAAATAGCCGAAATGACGGTGCTGGTCTTGCCAGAGCCGTTGGCTGCACGCAGGGCTACGCGACAGTCTCTAGGCTCTAAATCGCGTAATACCTTCCTTTGCCAATCATAAAGATTGATGCCCAATACATTAGATGCGAATGCAGAGGGTTTAGAGAGGTCTTCGAGTATCTCTTCTTGACTACGCTTGGGAGGCTTTGGCATTGGTGATGTTTAAGACCTCTTTTTGTTTTGAGCCAGAATAATTTGGGGGGGTTTATGCGTATTAAATGGGGGCTGGGGGATCGGCGGGTGGTGTGGTGGTGGGCGGATACTTGGCTAGGGATTCTGCTCTTGGCTTGCGTAGTTTCATTCGCTTGTGTCGAAGCTTAGGAGTTTTAGGTGTAAGTGCTTGTGGTTCTAGCGTTTCAGATTTGATACAATATTCAATTTGCGACTTATGAGTGGAAGTCGTTGGAATAGAAGCTATTTGCATTTTAGGTTGTGCAAGTGTTTGCGTTTCAATCACTTCCGCTTTCTTCTCTCGCTTCCGCCCCGCGATGCCCGCGAGGAGTGAGGCTAGGTTCGAGCTGATTCCGTGAGTATGTTCTTGCGTAACTGCCAGCCTGGCAGATGGTTGTGCCCAGTTATAGCCACGCTCGAGAATCCAAGCTTTGGCTTGCCAGCTCTTCTCTCCAGCAAGTTGCACATCACGGAGAAGAGACAACTCGTGCTTTTTGCGAGCCGTCTCGACTCTCTTGCCAAAATCTGGTTTCCTTTGCGACCAAGTGCGGATGGTGGATGGATTGACGCCGACCAAGGCTCCCGCTTTCTCCAATGTGAAACCAGAGCCACACGCCGAGATTATTTCCTCGGCAATCTTCTCGGTAAAAACTTCACGGCCATTCTTGGCTTTCTCTATCGGTGCGTCTGGAGTAACGCTTTTTTCATCCATAATTAGAAAGACTAATAACACACAGAGAGTCAAAAGAAAGTTAAAATACTTCTTGCATCTATAGACAATCGGCTTTAGTTTGCTCGTATGAATAACACACAACTAACGGCCAATCTCCTAGAGGTTGGGAAACGATACTATATGAAATCCATAAACGATCACGGATTTGTAGAGGTGATATGCGAGGAGATGATTGTGGTTGATCGTGGCTTTTACGGCCAACCAGTTTATCTCATCGCTCGTGCTTCCGATGGTGAGAAGTTTATGATCACCAGACTACGGAAAGATCACTTCGAGGATGCAAAGGGTCGCAGAGTTGGATTCGTAGAGTTTGCGGAGGTAATCAGCAAATGAATAAAATCAAAACACCAGACGATTGCGGGGATAATAAGGTCATATTCCGATATGATGATCCGACATTTTTTGTCGGTTATTATGCTGGGGGAACTTGGAACGGCTGGGACTGCGTCCGAGTTGATAAGCCAACATTTGACCAGTTGAGGAAAATCTGCGAGGAACAAGGAGGAGATTTGGAAGACTACGACAACGCAGAGGCAGACGAGTTTGGCTTATATTCTCTCGAAGGACATTGTACCCACGTTTGCGGGTTTACTCACAAGGGAATCTTTGTGACTAATCCTTTTCAGTCTGATTGCGGAAGATTCGAGGCAGACCCAGAAAAAGATTATGGATTGAACCACGAGGAATTGGTGGAGATATTCGGAGAGAATTATAAAGTCTTAAAACCCTAGGCGATCAGACCCCGAACACATCCACAAGGTGTGTTTCGGTCTGGCCGTGTGGCTGGAACAAAAGAAACCAAAAAGAAAGGACACATAGAATATGACAACAGCAACAAGTAAAACTGAGGCACTCGCAGAGCATATCGGAGGAGTCGACTCTTCCGACTTAACAAAAGAAAACTTCGATCATTATGGATTGAGTGTTTATTCTGTTAACGGCGAGGAGTGGGCAATCGGTACTGATTCGGAAGCCGATGAAGCTTGCAAGGAATACATCAAAGATACCGCTTGGGCTTTTCGCTCAAGCTTTATCTGTGAGTATTGCGACCTACCGCAAGAACTGGCTGAAGCGTTGGAGGCTATGCAGTCGAAGAAGTGCGAGGGTGCGAATGATTCAATCCTCGCCCTAATTGAAAAGACGGACGGAGGTATTGACGGATTCGTGGAGGAAGCAATCTCTGCTGATGGCAGAGGCCATTTCCTATCTGGTTACGATGGTGAGGAGTGCGAACTTGGCGAGTTCTTCGCATATCGGATCAACTAAAATGATCTGCTTTTCCATCTACTCACGAAACGGCTCTTTCGTCTGCCGTTTTGATGACCGCAGCAAAGCCGAAATGTGGAGGAAGTTTCACGGCATCCAAGATTATGTCATCAGAAAGGAGGTGTGGCGATGAACTCACCACAAATCTACTCGCTCGGACTATTGCATGGAGGACTCTTGCTCGGATTCGTCTGGCTAGTCTGGCCGAAACGGAAATAAGTTTTCCCTCGTCTCTCATCGTAGCGGATGGGAGGAGAGGTCAAACCCTATCGGGATGGCCTAACAAACGGCAGCGCAGTCATATTGATTGCGCGAATGAATAAGAAAGAGGATATGAAAATGAGTATGAAAGACAGAAAGAAAATGATGGTGCGGGTTGAAGATTGGATTGGCTCTGATGCAAGTCGTACGGACTTAATTGAAATTATAGCTCAAGTTGCTTTGGGCGAATATACGGCAAAGCAATTGAAGGAAGATGTTTTGAGCTACGATATCTGAATAAAGCAACTATCCGCCCAAGGGTTCAAACCCCAACGGCTTTCGCGCCTGCCTATAAACGGCAGCCCAGGCATTCCGTCTTTACAAACGGAAGCGTAGCCTATAAGGAGCGTATAAAAATATGACTGAAGAAGAAATTATCAAAGCCTACCTTTCGCGCCTAGGTAAGAAAGGCGGGAGCGTCAAAGGTCCGCAGAAGGTGCGACCCAGAGAACACTATCAGAAGGCGGTAGGCATCCGCTGGGCTAAGTATCGGGAGCGTCAAACGGAAGCGCAGGCATCCAAACGGTAACGTAGCCTTTCGCGGGAGCGTTAAACGGCAGTCTAGCGACCAATCCTGCAACAGCAGGCTCGATTCCCAAGCTCCTCAACCTTAAATTTGACCACTGGAAGGTCTGGAGCATCAGCCTTGCTGCAAAGACGCTTAGAAACGGCATTTCCGCTCGATTGTGAGCGTTTTAGAGCCTTATTTTTGGCTACCTTTGGCATATCACCAGTTCTTGCAGCTCCAATACCGCGCTGTCAGCTTGCTAGGTGGCTTGCTGTCACACCCATGCCTAGCTCTGAAGCTCCTACGGCGGTCTGGATTGCTTTTCTTGATGGTCATCTTGGGATCGCCGTAGCGGATGGTCTTACTTTCACCCCCACTGCAAGCCCTTACTACGAACTTCTTTGGTCCTCCAGGTGTACGCCTCGGACTATTGCATGGCAGTTCTCTAGGATTCATCATCTACCTCATCGGTATCCCAAACCTCAGGGCAAGCATCGTGGAGCGACTGGAGTGCCTTCTGGTGGCTTTCAAAGAAGCCTGACAGCCTCTTGACCTGCTCTGTAAGGCTATTCCATTGCACTTCGAATACTTCATAGGAGCAGTTCGCATTCATATCATCTACTAACTGGCCTAGCAAGCGTAGCACGCCATGCAACTGTGCATTCTCACGTTGAAGCAGGGCAATGAACTTGTGCGCTACCTTCAACTGCTCTCTATCTTGGTTCAAACCCGCCCTTCTTGGCTTTCATCATGCGCCACACCTTGGGGCTGATGGTGCTTTTAGATTTAGGACGGCTAGTGCCAGCCTTACGGCGGGCGTTAATGTTTGCATATAGACCTGGCTTTGAGTTTTTCATTTCACGATTGTACCACACCCACCACCTGATAACCAACTTCGTTCTCGGCAGGTGTGAGCGTGTCCAGCCAACCCAACCAGCCCAGCCCAGCTCAGCCAGCCCTGTTTGTTCATTTAGGAGAACGCTACGGAAATAGCGTAGCGTAGTAGGGACAGGACGGACTAAAGGAGTCCTGTTCCTACTTTTCCTTCGCGAATTATTCCTTATATATATAAGGAGTCTGACTGCTCAAGGAATGATAGTGTTTTGAAAGTGGATTAGAAAGCAGTCTGATTGGCAATATACAAGCCGCTGTCAGACAATATCTTGTTAGCTTTATGGAGGCGTTTTAGATAGCGATAAAAGGTACTTTCCGATACTTCCAACTTTTCAATGATATGGCGGCATAAATCACCAGCCTGCCACTGCTTGCTACCCATCTCAGTTAAGAACCTTTTATCGTCAACAGCCTTGTGTGCGCCTGGCTTCTTTAGCTTATCGGGGTTGAGTGCAAAGTTGGCTTGGAACAGCGGGTAATGCCACTGAACGACAAAGCTATCGACTGGCGGGAAGTTGCGCAGCGTGATGTCACAAGTGTAAGTCTTCTCATCCTCCTCGTGGGCAGTCAGAACGACCAACGTATCTGGATTACGGGCGAACACGCCCGACCCACTGAAGCGGTCAATCGACTCTGCGCCCGACTTGTTACCCTTGGAAAAGTGATGGCTTAATATGATCGACAGATTGTGGCGTGTCGCTAGGTACTCAAACTCGTTCATCAGTGATGACATATCGCCCGCGCTGTTCTCATCCCTCTCACCCATCAGCATATAGTTTGGATCGAGGATGATGGCTTGGTATCCCTTACCTTCAATCTGCTTCTCGATCATAGGACGGATGAGAGTCAAGTCGGCAGCGTGGCCTCTCAGCGTCCACACATCAAAGTCATCTGCCTTGTCTTCTAGCCCCTTGGCTTTGATAACATCAGCCAACCGATTGCGGAACGACCATTCTTGAATCTCGAAATTGATAAACAACACCCGCGACATCTTGCACTGCTGCCCCCACCACGGAACGCCAGCGTGTAACGAAAGGGCTAGGTCGATTAGACTCCAACTCTTAAACGCCTTGCTTCCTCCACCCAGCAACATCTTCCCACCTCGGTGTAGCATTCCCTCAATTAGCGTCTCTGGTGCGGGTAAGTCTTCCTTAACAAGTTGTGCATAAGATTTAATCGGCGGCCACTCGTCCGTCTTCGGTTTGATACCAAGTGCTACTGCTGGTTCTATCATTTTCCTCCTTTGCAAAACCATAATAGGCTTTGCATTTTGTCTGCTCTCTTTGCCCCAGGAATCCTAACGGGTTGACTGGGTTTAAATGTTGCAGGATCGCAGCCCAACGGAATAAGAAAAGCTTTTAACTGTTCCACCCATTCGTTCTTTGGTGGCATCTCAAACCAACCATGCAAGCTCTTTCCGCCAGTATTAACAACGGCGTGTAGCTTCATGCTGAACAAATCACGCATCAATTGGAACACCGCGCCCATCTGTGGCTTGGTTAGAACATCCGACTCGACAACCAAGAATATCCTATCCTCAACCGTATCGTTGGACCTACTGACTGTGCCTTGCTTATAGGTCGCGCCAGTTGTGTATTGCCCAATCGGCTCATCCAGCTTCTTCCAATCGTAAGCAGTGCGGAAGTTTTGCGGATGCTTACCGCTATCCGTCACGTTACCTATCCAGATGTTATCGACAGCGTTGAACAGCGACAGGAACAACTGATAATCTTGGGCTGGATCGTCAAGCTTGGTCGGACTTTCCTCAAACATATCCGCTGGGTCCCAAGTGTAGTGAGTCAAGTATCTTTGCTTGTTTGATTCAGCAATCGTCTTAATCCTATCCAACACCTCGGAGTGCGGGTCTTTCTTGATGACCAGCTTGGGTACGGCTGTGCCACCAGACATGATGTTTACTGGCTTGTAAAGGACATCGCTCGATATGGCTCTGCGCAACTTGCGGTTGGCCTCGTCCCGATACGGCGTGCAGGAGGTATGCCAGCAAAAGATAGTCGGTGCGCCATCCACGAACACCGTTGTATCCCTAATGCGAGTGTGGCTGGTATGCGCAGCCTCGCCTGGGCATTTGCACAGCCCGTGATTCTCGGACTGCCAATCCACTTGGCCTACGATCTCTTCAGCTTGGCGTTGTGCGGTTGTCATTTCCAGAACCTAAAAATTCTTGCCTCTTCGAGAGCCTTCATAATTATCGACGCATCGGCGTTATATCTTTTATCGTCTAAATCATTATTTTCTTCACAGCATTCTATCCTCGCCGACCTTCCGTTAAACTCATATCCAAAGCAACCACAAAAAGTACATTGACAAAACATATAACCACAATCCCAACCACCGCACCCAGAAGAGCATTCATACTGTCCAGAATTACCAGTCCAATCATTGATTGCGTGATTCTCGTAATCCTTGACACTACCCAAGATTGCAATCCTTTTATGGAATCCAAACATCTCAACCTTCCTTGAATCGTAATCAGATATGATTATATCTTTATTTGATGGTTTAATCTCAAGGTATAAATCCTTATCAAACATTCCGCTTTTAGGTATAAAGAAATCTGGCAAGTATTTTATTGTTTTGCCACCATCCTTCATCTCGTAACCTTGTGGCTCATATTCAAAATCAATACCGAGACAATCCAAGAACACAGCCCACCTAGCCTCGTTCTTCGATCTGTACTTTACAGAATTATATTCAGTCTCTATCGCTTTTATTGTCTTCATATAAAAATTCAAACTGGCTCTGATTCAAGGGGTAGACACACTGAGGAAACGCCCGATGCAAGATCTCCTTGCATACCACAACGCCAGTTAGTTATTTGCTTTCTAGTTCTATTGCCTTTCTGGATGCCTCAACAATATCCTGCGCTGTTATATTCCGCAGGGCGTTACACCAGTACTGAGTTTTCGGGGTGCGATTACTTGCATCCTTACACTTGGCCTGCGGCAACCCAGCGTGCGGACGGCAAGGTGCGTGTGGACAAGTATCGGGTTTGAATACCGATACGTTCTTACTATAATAAGTCATTCTGTCTTCTGGGGAATACGAACCCCACAGCGACACACACGGCGTATCCAACCCAGCAGCCATGTGATTGACTGAACTATCTGGCGCAACAACGAAGTCAGCCCCGCTAATAATCGGGAACAGCGAGCGTACAGCCTTGGTGCAGTTGAATAGGTCAATCACTCGCGGATGATCCACCTTAAAGTTGTTGCTGTTATCCAGCCCAATAATCACAGCGTGATGTTTTGGGTAGGCTTCTAGCAACGCCAGCACCGCTTCCTGCCCCATCGTTGGCGGGTAGGTACGGGTCGGACCACTGGAAGAAACGTGATAAGCAAAGAACGGACTAGGCAACGGCCACTTGCCCATCGCCTTTAGCTCTTCGTGGTCTGGCTCGATGAGATGTAGCACTGGCTTACAATACTTCGCCATCGTCTTCTCATCCCACACACCCATC